ATAGAATTAATAGTGTTAAAACCAATTTATTAAATAACAAAACAGAATTAGAATTAATAACAACATGATAATATTTAAACTGTTAAAAGTAAGTGATTTTTACGCTGAAAGCGAAAATATAGAAACAGCTAAAGGAAAATACAAATTACCTGAAACATTAAGAGAGGGATTTAAACAAATTAAAAGAGAAATAAAATGGCAACAGAAACTAGCACGTTAAACGTACAAGTAAATTTAAAAGATGCTATAAAAGACTTTGAGCTTTTAGATAAAAGAGTAGATGAAACAAAAGATTCTGTTTTTGATTTAGAAAAACAATTATTTGAATTAGAAAAAGAACAAAAGCAATTAGGCCCTAAACAAGTCAATAGATATAGGGATTACGCTACTAAAATAGATAAAGTAAAACAAAGACTTAAAGAGGAAAAGCAAGATTTAAAAGAATTAAATGTAGAAAGAGGTAAAGCTAAAAAGAAAGTAGATGACATTAGTAAAGGTCAGAAAGATTATGAAGGAGCTACTAATTTAGCTGATAGAGCTACTGGAGGATTAGTTAGTACATTTAAATCGTGGAAAGTTGCTACTGTTGGAATGATAAAACAACTTGGAATAATGAAAGTTGCTTTATTAGCCACAGGTATAGGAGCAATAGTTGTAGCTGTAGGAGCGTTAACCGCAGCATTTTCAAGAAGTGAAGCTGGTCAAAATAAGTTTTCTAAATTAATGGGTGTTATTGGTGCTGTTACAAACCAGTTGCTTGATGTATTAGCTGATTTAGGGGAAAAATTAATTTGGGTATTTACAAGTCCAAAAGAAGCATTAAATAATTTTGTTAAATTAATAAAACAAAACATAATAAATAGGTTTAATGCTGCGATAGAGACTATTGGTTTTTTAGGAAGTGCAATAAAGAAGGTATTTAGTGGTGATTTTACAGGGGCTATTGATGATGCTAAAAAAGCAGGTAGTTCTTATATTGATACTTTAACTGGTGTTGAAGATACACTTGGTAAAACAACAAAAGCTGTTAAAGATTTTGCTAATGAAACAGCAAAAGAAATGGAAATAGCTGATAAAATAGCTGATAAACGTGCTAAAGCTGATAAGATAGATAGAAAATTATTAGTGGAAAGAGCAGAGGCTAATAGAAAATATAATGAGTTAAGGGAAAGGGCTGCAGATAAAGAAAATGTTTCTATTGAGGATAGAATTAAAATGATAAAAAAAGCTGGTGAAATCGAAGCTGATATTACTAGAAAGGAAATAGAAGCTGCTCAGTTAAGGTACGAAGCTAAGAGAGATGAGAATGCTTTAGGTAAATCCACTAAAGAAGACCTTGATGAGGAAGCAGCGTTAAAAGCCACTATGATAGATTTAGAGGCTAAAAGACTTAGAAGGCAGAAAGCACTTACAGCAGAAATAACAACAACATTAAGAGAAGCTGAAACAGAAAGAAAAGCTGCAGCAACCGCATTAGCCGCTGAATACGTGTTTTTACCAGGAGTTGGATTTGTAAGTAAAGAAGCATTTGACAAAATAAAAGCAAATGGTGATGCTATAAAGAAAATGCAAGACGACTTTAAAAAGAAAATGGAAGATGAAAATGCTGAAACAGAATTACAAAAAATAGAATTAGAGAGAGAACGTTCTTTAGCTGAATTAGAAAGATTAAATGCATCAGAAGACCAAAAAGCAGCTATAATATTATATTACGCAGATAAAATAAAGAAACAAAAAGAAAAGGATGCTGAAGATGATGAGAATTTAACCAAAGCTGTTAACGCTGCTAAAATAGATACAGCTAAAAGAGGTTTTGCATTAGTTGGAATGCTCGCATCAAAAGGAAGTAAAATAGGTAAAATAGCAGCAGTAGGTCAAACAGTTATGGCTGGAATACAATCAGTTCAAAATGCTTATAAAACAGCACAAGCTTCACCAATAACAGCTGTAAATCCAAGTTATCCTATTAATCAAGCTTTATTAGCTGGAGCATTTTCAGCCGCTCAATTAGCTAAACTTTTAGCAACTAATCCAGAATCACCTAGTGTTGGGGGTAAAGTAAGTGTACCTCAACAATCAGTAGCCGCACCTCAATTTAACATTGTTGGACAAGGAGGAGCATCACAATTAGCAGCTTCAATAGCTGAACAAGAATCAGAACCAGTGCAAGCTTACGTTGTTTCACAAGATGTTACAACAGCGCAAAGTTTAGAGAATAATATAATCACAGGAGCAACATTAGGTGGATAATATATACGATATAGAATGGATGTTCCATTACAAGGTTTACATAGCTAAATCTGATATACATGGTGTAGGTATAAGAGCAATAAATGATATTAAAAAAGGTGAAAAGATATTTTATCATAAAACAATAGGCACAAAGCCTTTAAGTATAAAAGATTTATTAAGCAAAAACGTTAGTCAAAGAGTTATTGATGTATTAAAACGAATTTATTATAGTAAAGATGATATTTTATATTTACATAGAGAGCCAGGTTTACGCCATGTTAATTTTATGAATCACAGTTTTAATCCTAATATGATATTTGTAGAGGGAAACTACATAGCTAAAAGAGATATAAAAGCAGATGAAGAAGTTACATTAGATTTTACACATAATAATTATCACTCAAAATTAAATTTTACACCTAAGAATTTATAACATTTAATAATTTTATTTGTTTTTAAAAAAAAGGAGCATCTTAATAACATAATTAATAACTAATAAAAATAAATAAATATGGCACCAGAAGCAGAAGCGTTTAGCGGATACGAAAATCCAGTAAATAGATACGGTGAAAGAACTTATGTAACTGTACAAGGTTTAGGAATTCACAGAATAGCAGGTACAGGACCAGGAGAAACACAAATAGGAGATTTTAAGGAAGTATCAACAAGTGATGTCCATCTTCCAGATGCTGGAACAGAGTATGGAGATACAGGCGGTGATATACATGAAGAAATCGAGGGTGGTTTTGATATGTCGTAATTTCCAATTAGCTTTACAAATTAACTAATAAAAACAAAATAATATGCCAAGTCAAAGAACAATTAACGAGGTAAGAGGTTTACCTCCAGGAAGAGATTATCTAGTCTCAAAATTCAAATTTCAAAACTTATATTCACCCTATATATCCACATGGGTTGTTGATGAAATATTTGCAGGTCAAGGATATTACCAACCTACAATTGATGTTTCACAAATGGATAGTGGTTCAATTGAATTAAGTTTTGGTACAGACCCAAACCAATTACCATATATGTGCCACTTTTTAGCGACTGGTGATGAGAGTATACCAAGCGGTTTCGTTGGACCTTTCTCTTTTTACACAGGTGCTAACTCATTTGCATCAGGAAGTAGTGGTACAATTACAAATGTTGATGAGGGTTATTTCGTATGGAATTTCAACGAAGAGGAATCATACGTAGGTTGTGCTGATGCTCCAGGTGGTCAATGGGTATTTTCAATGCAAAATGCAGATATGCTTTCAGATGGGGTTGGACAATGTGAAATAGAAATAAGATTCAATCCAAAATTAGCATTGGATATAGAGTTGTCATTATAATGAATATAATAGAATTAATAATAAATGATGACGAGGAATTAGCAGGGGTAGATGCTATTTCTGTAGTTGAAGAACCAGCTATAGAATTAGATTTCGTGGCACTCAAAAATCAAGAATTTAAATTAGCTGAAGTTTCAGCTGAAAAGAAAATATTGATGGGTGCTGCGTTAGTTCCTGAAAAACCTATTTATAGAAGTAATGGTGTTGATGAGTTTTACATATTCTTCTCAAAAGATACAGTGGTAAAAGCTAGTCAAATGTTTTTAAAGAATGGAAACCAAAGTAAAGCAACTTTAGAACACGCTGAAGCTATAGGAGGAATGACTGTTGTAGAATCATGGTTAGTAGAAGACGACGTACATGATAAATCTAGAAAATATGGTTTAAATGTACCTATTGGAACATGGATGGTATCAATGAAAGTTGATAATGATGAGGTTTGGAATGATTATGTAAAAACAGGCAAGGTTAAAGGTTTTTCAATTGAAGGTTATTTCGCTGATAAACTAAATAGACCACAAGATAAGCAAAAGGATTCATTATCTGAAGACGAAAAAATAATTAAACAATTAATAGATGCCTTGGAACAAGATAACACAAACACCAAGTAAAACTTCCCCAATAGGAGGTAGACGTGGTTGTTTATGTAAAGATGGGACTTATAATAGTAAATGCTGTGATGGTTCTCTGCAAGCGCAGGGTATAGGACCCACAACAGGTCAGAATTAATGAATTTATAACAATCAATAAGTTAGATTGTTTTTAAAAAAATAATACCTAATTAATATATTAAAATGGACGCAAAAGATACTTTAAATAAAGTAAGAACAATTTTAGGATTAGATATAGTCTTAGAAGAGAAATTACTTGAAAATGGAACAAAATTCGTTGCTGAGCAGTTCGAAGGCGGTAACGAAGTTTTCATCGAAACAGATGGAGATGAAAAAATACCTGTACCCGCAGGTGAATATGAACTTGAAGATGGTTTAATTCTTGTAGTTAAAGAAGATGGTCTGATAGATTCTATAAAAGAAGATGAAGAGGAAGACGAAGAAATGGAAGAAGAAATTGTAGAAGAAGAAGAACTAGGAGAAGACGAAGGAAAAGACGATGATGAAGTAAAAGCAGATGATTGGGCAGGAATGGAAAAAAGAGTTAAAAATCTTGAAGATGCAATAGCTGATTTAAAAGCTAGAGTCGGTGAAGATGAAAAAGAAATTGCTGAAGAATTATCTAAAGAAGAATTATCAGCAGACCCTTCATTAATAAAACATAATCCAGAAGCTAAAAAAGAAATTGAATTAAACAAGATCGGTAAAGTATCTGGAACTAGAGAAAGAGTATTTAATACAATATTTAAATAAAAATAATAATCAATAATTAATAAACAATGGCAACAACAGTAAACATTACAACTACTTATGCTGGTGAATTTTCACAGAAATATATTTCAGCAGCATTATTATCAGCGTCTACTATTTCAGACGGTGGAGTTGAGGTTATGCCTAACGTGAAGTATAGAGAAGTCATCCAGAGAGTTGAAACTGGTTCTCTGATTGCTGACGGTAGCTGTGACTTTGACGCTAGTTCATCTGTTACTTTAACAGAAGTAGCACTTGAACCAGAAGAATTTCAAGTAAACTTACAATTATGTAAGAAAGATTTTATTAACACATGGGACGCAATCCAAATGGGATACAGTGCGTTCGACCAATTACCGACTTCGTTCGCTGATTACTTAATTGCACACGTTGCAGCTAAAGTAGCATCTCAAAACGAAACTACTATTTGGCAAGGTACTACAGGTACAGCTGGTGAATATGACGGTTTTGAAGCATTAGCAGGAGCTCCTGGTTGGGGTGGAATTACAGTAGCAGGTGCAGGTGGTTTAACAGCAGCTAATATCTTAGCAGAAATGCAAAAGGTAATTGATGCAATTCCAAATACTTTATACGGTAAAGAAGAATTAAAATTATACATTTCACCTAAAGCAGCTAAATTATACGTTCAAGTATTAGGAGGTTTCACAGCGGTTGGAGCAGCGGGTGTAGATAATCAAGGAACAATGTGGTTTAACAATGGTTCTTTATCAATGGGTGGAGTACCTGTTTTTGTAGCAAGAGGAATATCTGCGGATACGATGTTTGCTGCTGAATCTACAAACCTTTTCTTCGGTACTGGATTATTAAACGATTATAACGAAGTTAGAGTAATCGATATGGCTGATATTGATGGTTCACAAAACGTAAGAGTAGTAATGAGATTTACTGCTGGATTAGCGATTGGAGTTCCTCAAGACGTAGTATATTATAACTAATTATTAACCTTATATATGGGGCTTCGGCCCCTTATATTTCTAAAAATTTAAATTATGGCATGTGATATTAGTTTAGGAAGATTAGAACCTTGTAAAGATTCAGTAGGTGGATTAAGAGCAATCTATTTCATTAATTATACTGAAGGTTTATTGGATTCTGCAACATTTGACGCAGATGAAATTGTTACAGGTTTTGCATCTCCTTTAACGTTATACAAATATGATTTAAAAGGTGCTAACTCGTTCGATGAAGCAAATGAGAATTCTAGAGAAAACGGAACAAGTTTCTTTACACAAACAGGTACTATTGTACTTAAGAAACAAGACCCAACCACTAGAAAAGAAATGAAATTATTATCTTGGGGACGTCCTCAGATCGTAGTTGAATTTTATAATTATGGTGCTAGTAACGAAACGAGATATGTGTTAGCAGGTATAGAAAATGGTTGTGAGGTTGCTCCTTCAACTGCATCAGGTGCAGCTATGGGAGATTTAAATGGATATAACATTACATTTACAGGAACAGAAAAAACTCCAGCAAATTTTATAGACCCTTCTATTATAGATGACACAACCAATACAGTTGTTGTTAGTGGAACATAATACTTTTTAATTTTCATATTTTAAGAGCCCCATTAATTTGGGGCTTTTTTTTGCTCTCTTGATAGGGAAATGTTAAAATTATGTTAAAATTATGTTAAAATTTATAAAAATAGCCTTTTATTAACAAATGTTAGTTATATTTGATATATCAAATTAAAACAAATACTAATTAAAATCAAAACAATGAAAAATTTAAGAGAAGAAGTAGTAATAGTAAAATCAGATAACTGTTGCGGAGTATACCTAGAATCTAATTCAGAATTTACAGGTATAATATCACGTACAAAATCAGAAGCTATTAATTATTTAAGAACACACAGAAAAGAATTCGTATACAGAGGAAAATTCCTAAACGCTAACGGGTGTGGAGAAAATACACTCAACGTTATGCTAACAATAATGAATTCATAAAAACAAATACTAATTAAAAAACTAAAACAAAACAAAATGAAAAATTTAAAATTACAACAAGAACAACAAGAGATAAGAAATAAAATGGCTAACATAGTAAAACAAGGTAGAAGATTTGAATGGGAATATTTAGAGCTTCAATTAGAGTTACAAAGAAATATAGACAAACAAGATGAATATTTTCATTCATTAGGATATTAAACACAAAAACACAAATACTAATTAAAAAACTAAAATCATGAACACAACAATTTCAATGTACAAAACAGAATTACAAAACTACTTAGATTCTAAGGAGTACGCAAAAAACAAAAAGGAAGAAGTACTATTTAAAATTAGAGAACAACAACAACTAAGAAGAGAATTACAAAAAGAATTATTAGATTCCTTAGTTAACGATCTTATAAAGTCACTTGGTTATAATGACACAGTGGTTGACTTAGCTAATTATATTACGGTAACTTTTTTCGAATCTAATTACACAACTGGAATAAACTGTTATTTAAGACCAGCTGATTTTAATAGTGAAGCACCATTAGAATATGAAGAATCTAAAACTATTTCTTTAGCTCACTTATTATTTATAAACGTTAACAAGAATTTAGAATTTTTATGTGATGCATTATCTACTTGCTTTGAACCTCAATATGAGTTACAAATGGAAAGAGAAGTATTTGATGAATCTGCTCAAAATTACACTGAAAAATATTATAAAACTTTATCAAAGTTAAGTTATGAAATTTTAAAACAAGGTGTAGAGTTTCCAAAAGGAAATACTAGAGTTCAAGTTTCTTTAAATAAAAAATACTCTGTTTTATCTATGAAACTTTTAAAGCAAACCCCTAAACAATGGCATATAGAGATTAATGATGTTTACAATTATAAAAGAACATTAAAAGTAGCTAAGCATTATTTAGAACACAAAAACTGGTTAACAGTTGGAGGTAAATTAATGAAATAGAAAAAATAAAAAATAATTTGTTTTGACCCTCACTTTTGTGGGGGTTTTTTTTTGTAACATTTTTAGTGTT